CCCCATGCCACTCATTCATTATCTTGGTCTATAACCTTTTTGTGAAGCCCTTTTTGCATCAAGTTTCTTTCGTCTTTTGATGTCCTGATTTCTTTGATTCTTTGTATCGTTAGGTTTTTCATGATATTGTCTATCACGAACCTCTTGAACTATACCTGCCCTCTCACATTCTTTCTTAAATCTCCTAAGCATTCTATCGAAAGGTTCTTCCTGTCGATTCTTAGGGTTGATTTTTGGTCTCACTTCTGGCATAATTCTCCTGTTTTAAATAAGTGCATAGTCGCCCCACGCTTTACAGCATCCCGCTCTATACCGATTATTCCGCTATTAGCCAATAATCTTTCCCTTACTTGGTGCCCCCATTTCTGTCCACGGTCCAAGTCTGCCCTTGTTCTTGCATCACTCATACATAATATAAACACAAGGGCACCCAACTCAAAGATTAACTGTCTTCAGCTAATCTTTTGAAGTAATCCATCGCGTCGTCGCCGTCACTTGTTTGTTCAGTTGACGATTCTGCTGATGCGATTACAGGTTCAGTTGCAACACTTTCAGTGTTTACATTTCCCCAAGGCACTTCCTCTTGGTCTTCTGCAATACTTTCTGCTGTGCTACCTGATACTGCACCTGATAGACCTAACACTCTATCAAGTTTCTCTTTGAGTTCGTCATAAGACTTGAACTCGTCTGGAGAGATTACTTCACTTAAAGAATGAACTTGACTAAATGTAGAGTTAATCATTGCTTCATCACCTAACGGAGATGTAGAGTCGAACTCTGATTTGTCGTAGTTCCAGTAACCATCAACTTTTCTGATTTTGATTTTAAAGTTTGCACCTTCGGTCATATCAAATGGGTTGATTGCACTTTCATCTTCAAATGCTGGAGAGATTGCTTCTTTGAGTTGTTCAAAGATTTTCTTTCCAAATCTGTATTTGAAAACTCTACCTTCATTGTCTGGATTTTTAGGGTCTGAAACAACATAGACATTTGAGACATAGTGAAGTCTACGCTTCTGCTTTCTCGCACTTTCTTTGTTTGCTTCAATACCTGTATTCCACAATGTAGTATTGTATTCAGACACAGGGTCTTTTTTATTAAGAGTCGTTAGAGACTTCTCAATATACCACCCACCAGGTCCTTGAAATCCGTGGTCCCAATATGAAACCCATGGCATTTCTTCGCCTTCTGGAGTTGGTAAAAAACGAACTACTGCATAACCGTTACCTGATTTATCAAGTTCTGGTTTCCACATAGTATCGTCATTAAAGGATTTTTTCTCACCTTGAGCTGGTGATGCGGTTTCCATGGCCGCTCTGAGCTTATCTAATGATGCTGACATTGTATTCTCCTATTATATTCGTATAACATTGTATTTGCATTTTATTAAACAGTACAAACCTATGCACTGCCTAGTCCATTATAAGACTTACATAGTGTCCTGTCAACCAGGTTTTCTGTAAAACTTATAAAGTCCTGGGTATATTTATACCCAAAATTGGTACTACTCACACAAATCTATTAATAATGATTTGTATTTCACTCGGTTGAATTCCACGAATGATTTGTATTTGTTTATTTTGACATGAATTCCAGGATAAATGATTCTCTCTGATATCAATCTATCCCAATCTTTAGTGAATCCTATAATACCATCCATTATACAGATTGTTTCTAAAGATACTTTCTTTGCCATAAACTCTTTTAAAAGAATAGGGTGTTGTCCGTTTTTAACTTCTAACACCTTCTGAATCTTCCTTTTACGAAGTAAATCGCTTACTTCGGTTTCGAATAGATAAGATAACTTTTGATTATTCTTTTTCCATTCTTTGTAAACTTTAACACACTCATCACTCAATAAGTCTCCTGCCCACAAATCTTTTTTAGAAAGGTTTGCAATATAGAAATCTTGTAGTTCGTGTTTGTATGTTCTAAACAGTTTACCAAAATGATATCTGTCCTTTCGTTTGAGAAAGGACTTTATATCTGCTTTGACTTTGCCATTATACTTAACAAAGTCATAGTCGTTAGAATAGAAGTGTAATTTTATACCAAGGTATAAAGTGTATGCATCATATCCTTCACGACTCGTCATTAAGTAATGATTTTCTTTTCAGGTGGTGTTTGAATTAATGGTTCTTCTTTACCAATATTCGCAACTGCAGTTTGATGTGCCTCTGCTACCATTTCATTACACTCTGATACGAATACATAAGTTTGTACAACCATAGATTCAGGATTTTCTTTTCCTGTCACTGCGACTCCTTTAGCAAACCCCATACCACCTTCTGGATTCTTAACAATCATTTTCGGATTTTTAAGAGTCAATGGTTCAGTCTTTGCAAGTTCCCCTACATACTCTCCAGTAAAAGTCACAACGGTGACTACATCTCCTTTTTTCATAATATCTCCTATTATTTTTTAGTGTCAAAGAAACCTGATAAGGTTGCTTGACTATTAGTTCCACGATTTACCATATTTAAACCTGTTGCCTCTGCTTCTAACTTCTCCTTTAAAGGTGGAGATAAAAGTCTTTTGGCACTTTCAGGTTCTAATTGGTTCTCTTCACATACTTTAAGTATAGCAGACATTACATCTGATTTACCATAACGGCATATCTTCTCTACTTTTTCTGTAAATTCTTTTTTTGATATCATCTAAATTTCTCCAACTTCGTAAGTGGTATCGAAACCACCTTTTCTCATAGTCCACATATCTTCGTATGAGTCAAGTGTATCTAAATCACAAATAAGGTCATTGATTGCATTTTGTTTATCGTCTGAAAGTTCTTCAATCTCATCTTCAAGGAAAGACATGAACTCTTCTTCTGTGACTCCAATCTCTGTCAACATTTCTGTTTCAACTTCCTTTTGATTAGCAATCTTAGTTTGATGCCATTCGTTTTCTATAAATCTAATTCCCATTTTATACTCCGTATATGTTTTTATATTGTTTTCTTAATTGAACTAAATCATCAATGTAGTCTAAAGGATTACATGAGAATAATTGAAAAGCATTAAGACCTTCTACTGCTACTAGAGCAACACATTCTTGTACTGCCTGTCCTGTCAACTCTTCTACCATAAGTGCATATGCAGTCATTTGAATAAACCATGGTTTTGCCATGTACTCTTCTTTATACTTACCACTTGTTTTGAAATCTATAATACATAATTGTTCATCTAAGATACCGACACAATCAACACGACCTGCCATTTCCAGATTTGGTGAGAACAAAGGTGCCTCTAAAGCAAGAGGTATAATTTCATCTAATACAGGTTGCATTGCATTGAACATGCCTCGTTGTAAATCATTCTCTATAACAATATCTTTCTCAGCACGAAGATAGTCTTCTACTAATTGATGAAAGTTTGTTCCTCGTTTTGTTGCTGATGCTGTAATCTTGTTTGCAGTCTCTTCACCAACTCGTTTTCTCCAGAGTTTGATGTGTTCTCTATTTAAAAGACCTGTGACTGTTGTGACTGAAGGATACTTTGCTTCCATACCCTCGAACTGATACATTCTTTTACCGTCTTCACTTACAGTCTTTGCTTGTAGATTTTCTAAATCTGTTATTTCTATAAAATTTTGCATTTGTTTATACATTATACTACTACTTGTTGTTTTTGGATAGGCGGTTTTTAGTTTGTAAGTCAACATGTTTATTGACTATCTCTCTGGTCTTAATATCTTTTGCATCTTGTACACCAGCAATCTTATCTGCCATTGGTGAGAGTTTATGACCAGATGCAACTTTATGTAATACTTCTTTAAACCCTCCGTCAACTTTAACACGGTCTCCGTGGCCACCAACAATACTAGGAGTTCCAAGTATCTTTTGTAATAGGTGTGGATTGTCTAATTTGAATTGGTCGAGTTTGGTGTAAGACATGTTATGTTCTTCTATTTCACCAGTCTCATTATTTAAAAAATCATATAAGGGCATAATTATCTCATCATAAAATGTGGAATATCTCGTTGAGTCCACTTTGCGAAATCTTTTTTGTATTCGCGGTAGTATTTATGATAGGCCTCAATAGAGTTTCCTGGAACTTTGACATCTTCAGGCATACATTGAGGTGGTTCTGACCAAGTACCTAATGTGATATTATCAGGTAAACAATTAAGAATGTTTCTAAGTTTAGTATCAGTTAGGTGTTCTCTCTCATATCTGTATGTGTATTCGTCACACAATGCAGTAAACATATCGAATGCATATTGATATTGAATTGCATTCTCACGCACCCACCTGGTAGAGGGATGATTGATATGTGATGCCTTGTATAAGATATCTTCTCTATCGTAATCTAATCTCCACCTTTGAATTCTACGACCACTAGATGCATCAGTGTATTGTTCACCGTCTAACATTCTATGTGCAGTGGATAACATTTGTGCATACTCGATAATCATCTTAACTACATGTTTATCACAATGTAGTTTTGCACTGACTTCGGGTTCTTCGTGTAAGTAAAATAAATTCATAGTTCCTTGATTTCTTGTAGAATAGATTCTACATTATCCCATGCAAGGTGTCCAACGACATCTTGCGTTATAGGAGTATGGTATGTTATTTCACCTGTTTTGTCAACCGTGAAATCTAAGACTGCAAGTTCCCATAATCCATTCTGACCACCATAACTGAAATCGTGTTTCACTACAGAGGCACCATAATCATTGTTGAACTTATAACGATGTTGAACACCATTATTAATATAGTCCGTGTTTAAGAGAAACTCTCTATGTCGTTTATGACCATGAACTTTGTCTATCGGTTTATCATACATTATACTAACTCCTTAATAATACTAACTAACACATTACCGTATTGTGCAAACCAACCTTGTTCTTCTGTTAGTGCAATACCATATTGGTCTGCAATCAGTATTGCAGTGTCGGTACCTAAGAATAGATTTCCTGCAAGTGTAAAACCTGCAACACTAATCAATAGAATCAGGTGGTCATTTGTTTTAAAACTATGAATCATATATCCTAAACAACCAATCATTATCGCTGATAGACTATAAATCTCCATGTGAAAGTTCCCACTCATTGCAAGTGTAAGACCGGCAAATACAAATACTGTGGAGACTATTTTAAGTCCAGTCAACATTGCATTTGTTATTTTAGTTTTAGTTCTCTTAGTCATAATTTACTCCTTTATGTCTCTCAACCAATCTCTATAATGGACTGGATTTTCTGTTGCCTTTAAATACTCTTGGTACTCTTCTTTGTTTTCTTTTGACTTTGTCATAGCAGTAACCCAACCATCCGAGTTATCTTGCCACCTTTTAGAATTCTCTGTCATAAACCTAATATGAAAGCCAAAGGGATAAAAATATATAATCCCCAAATTAATTTTTCTACTCTATCGAATTGTTCCTTTGTCGGCATGTTTTTCTCCTTCGTCATTATCAAATGGACAACCATTGTGTCCTATCATTGATTTGTTTTTTTGTTCTTCTCTCCATCTTAGGAAGTCTATTGCAACCTCTCTTGATGTATGTGTAAGTGTTGATATCTTTTGTCTTTTCATTTGTAAAATATGTGATGTGTTATTTGAACTGTTTCGTTTAAGGTATCTGCCCAATACGGCTCAACCCATAAGTTGTGGTAATGTGTTGCACCCTCTGTAATGTCTGGATACTTACCCATAAGAACATCTTGTGCAACTATATAAGATTCGTAAAATGTATCAGTGTCTAAAGGTTCGTCTGATTTACCATCACAGAACCAACTAAACTGACATTGATTCCTAATCGGAATCATATTGCCCTTCCAGTTCTCTTTGTACTTCGCATCATATACAACACCACACACATTTTCTGGATATGCACTATGTTCCATTCTGTTAAGAACAACTTGAGCAACGGCAACTTTACCTGCAAGGGGTTGATTGCCTGCCTCGAAGTAAATGTTTTTTGCAAGACAAATATTCTCACCGTTCTCATCTGAAGCATGAAGAAGACTAGGCATTAACATGATGAACATAAGTAATGCACCAAATCCCATACCAATTAAAAAAGCTCTGTAAGTATCACTCATCATTTTTCTCCCAAGGAAAGGGTTTGTTAATATGTAACCCTACAAAAACCATACTAAACATAATAACCATTAGTAAGGTGCCTCCTAAAAATCCTATTTCCATATTAACACCCACTTGTTGTGTGTGCATATGCATCGGGACAATCTTTGACTCCACACATACATTCGTCTTCGAACATATCACCTTGATTTGGGTTCATGTCTTGTGCGTTAGTTGTTCCGTAAGTTGCAAGATTATAAACATCATCTGCTGATAACTTACCCTCTGTACATTGTGCAATTAGTTTTGCACTTTCGTAATTAAGCGACATATCTTTCTCCGTTATGGTTCTCACCGTTTCTATTAAAGTTATCAAGTATCATGTCAACAACATCTGTTGCCCATATTGATTTACCACCAACATGCCATTGATACTCTTCAGTAGGAATTCTACCGTCTTTCCAATTATAAATTGTGACTGTCTCATAGTTCCAGTCGTCATAGTCAATCTCATCAACATTATTTGCATCGTACCATTTGGTATCTAAGTACCACTCACAATTGACTTTGTCATATGGGTCTGCACTTGTGAATGTTGGTGGACCTAAAACTTGACACAACCTGTCATAGGTTGTTGTCTTATATCCTTGCAATGAAGTCCCACCTGATGTCATATCAGGAGAACACACTTCGTAATCTTTTATTATCATATTAAGTCTCCTTTTTCACTATAGGTATATGGTATCAAAAAGTGATACGCATTGTCAAGCCCTATCTTGGATAAATTGTAAATGTTGTTGCATACTCTTTGATGCAATGATGAGGTGCTCTATTGTAAACACCTGGTATTGATTTGCCTCTGTACCTAATCCTCGAAGGATTATTCTTTAGAAAGTCTAAAACGAATTTGTGGTTCCTTACATTCATAGGAAGATTGGCATATTTAATATCGTATAAATTATCCATTAAACAAACCCTCCGTCTCTCTTTGTTCCTGCAATTGCACCTGAACAATAACCAGGTCCGTACATGAATCTATCACCTAATTTAAGAACAGGATAACCATCTACGAGATTACCTCTTGCTTTGTTTAGAGCAGGAGTTCCCCACCCAGCAGCGAGAAGAACATCTCCTTCTTTGAAATTTGGATTTGATTTGTTGATGAAGCCCCATACAGAACCACCACCACCATTTGAATCATCATAAGATACTATTTTAATATACTTACGACCTGCTTTAGCAACATAATAAGCACCATCTTCGGCACAATGAGGCCACCTTTCACATTTAAGTTCAGTCAATTCTGCACAAAGTTGGTCTACATATTCGTTTAAGTCTTTCATAATTGTCTCCTTTTTCATTATAGGTATATGGTATCAAAAAGTGATACGCATTGTCAACCCTATAAGAATAGAACTACATATGCACATGTGAAACATAGACCGATAAATCCAATTATCATCATTCTGTCGTCATTCATATATTTCTCCTAAATTTCGTATGGCAAATAGTCTTCTACTATCTCTTTGACTTTCTTTTCAGAGTACCAAAGACCACTGAACATTGATTCAGTTCCATCTTCCCATTGAACATAGTATCTCTTATAACCGAATGGTCTATCTGAAAAGATTCTAATATTTCCGTATGATTCTACTAATACTCTCATGCAAGTAACCCCTCATTTAAATCTAAGAACTCTAAAATTATTTCTCGTTCTGACTTCTTTAAGTCTTTTATTTCTTGGAGACCCCAAGTAGTTCCGATAGTCGTGAGTCTATTGCCAGCAACAACACAAGTATTCCACTTTGCATCATCTTTAGCAAACACTTTATTCTCTTCTGCCTGTGTTATCATTTCTCGACCTAGTTTGACTAACTTCATTGTTTCGTCCATGTTATACTCCTGTATTGTTATTAACAGTGTCTAGTATACTAAAAAGTGTAGGGTAATGTAAAGCGGTTTTATAAACTCTTTTGAATGTCGTCTAATTCTTGGAGTTTCTTATTGATAATTTCCACTCTGTTAGGCCAGTAGATGTAATCCTTATCTGAATCCTTTGCAAGATTCTCTAACAGTGGTCTTACAAAGTTATCCAATTTGTTGATTACATCCGTTGCAGTTGTAGTCTTCTCAATTATCTTTGTATCAATGGCCGCAAGTTCGTCTGCATCCATCGCTGTAAATCCGAAATCGTTATATTCTGTACTCATAGTATTATTTAGTAAAGATGAACTCACTTAATTTGGATAAAGTTTCACCATATTGACCATGTGTATTCTGTCCTAAGAGATTGCAAAACTCTATTTGTTTTAACTCTATGTTATCAGAGTTAAGAATAGTATCAACTCTATTTGTCATAGAACAAAATTCATACACTAGTGATTCAGATTTCTCTCCAATTTGTTTTTTAATTTCTTCTCTTGTGATTTTTTCTGCATCAAAATTATAATACTCTGTTCCATAGATTGAATGAAACCAACATGCCTTTATAACATCTTCACTGAACTCATGCTCTTGAGCAATCTTTCCAGTGGTGAGTAAGTGTTCGAAAAAAGTTCCTCCACTGTGTTCTGCATTCTTTGTTTGTTGATAGAGATAATCTAAACATGGTGTGGTGTAATTTAGGTCAAAGTATTTAAACACTAACACTCTTCTGATATTACCGAATGTTTTACTTAGAGGTCTTGCGGCATGTAATAAACTAGAATTAAATATGAATACTCTTCCCTCTTTTGGTAATACTGATTTTATAATTTCATCATTCTCAAATATAACAGTCTCACCACCCCAATTGATATCCCATTCTTCATTCAAATATATGATTGCTGTCTTTTGAGGAATATTTGAATTTTTAGAATCTACATGTGCCGCTGCATCATTACCAAAACAATAACCATTAATGTATGCTCGTTGAATACCCCAACCATCCATGTCTAATTCTTGGTGTATTTTTTCTAAAATTGGTGACCACATTTCAACAGACCTCATATCAAAATAAGTATCAAATCCGGCATCACATATGTTGTGATTCCAATGTAAGAATTCTTTTGTGTCGACATTCGAAGGCCAACCATAGTGAAAGGGTAGAGATTGTTGTGACACTCCTCTGACCAAGTCATTTGAAACCTGTTTAACAATCATTAACTGAATCTCTTCATATCTCTTAGAGTTTCTTTATCACTTTGTATGTTCTGATAATTAGCATGTGCCTGAAGTGTAATCTCTGGAATCTCATACTGTGGAAAAGATGTAATTAGTTTGTGAATTAGACCTGCAACATCTTGGTGTTTAACACTCGGTAGATTATCATCATTAAGTAATCCTAAATTAAGTGTGGTCATTTTGTATCTCTTCTTAGAGTTGTACTGGTAATTATTTGCAAGGTGATTGAGTTGTGCTTTCTCACTTGCATACACATAACCTTTTGATATGTTTGGTTGACTTGCACGACTGGAGATATTGATAATGAATTTTGTTTTCTCACCTTCCCAGGCTTCGTGTGCAATCGATAGAATCTCTGATTGGTCTTGATGTGCAAGATTGATTAGAACATCACAAGGTTTGTATCCTCTGAACACCCAACAATCTGCCCCATTCATTGTAATATCTTCACAACGAATTGGTGATACCTCTATTGTATTACCTTGATAAGGTGTTGCTTCAAGTGTGTCTTTAATAATCTTTGCAAGACCACTAGTTCCTGTTATTGCTATTCTCATAATACTCCTTAACTATATCAAATGATTGTTTACCAAATAGTGAACCATCAACACTACATTTATTACAAGGGGACATACTTCTATTTCCCTTTATTAATTTCTTACGAATCTTTGTCATAGGTTTACTAAACCACACATCATGTAATGTGGAATGCATCAAGTTACCTACGACATGTTCTCTGCCCCAATCGTTAGAACAAAACAATACATCTCCGTTCCAATCAACAAACATCTTGTAGAAAGGATAGTGACACACTTTGCCCTTTAGATTCTCTATGGTGTCGTCTTCTATTCCAACCCAATCCATAACTCCACTTCTATTGTTTAGAATAAGTCCGTGGGTTTCGAAATCACCCCAATGCATACGATACTTGTATTTGTTTTCTGGAATATATTTCATGACTTCATCAAAGTGTTCCATTTGTTCCACTCCGTCATAAAGATTAATGTAAAGTAAATCCAATCCACTAAACTCGAACAACTCTTCTGCATATTCTCTAGTAAGTTTATCACCGTTAGTATTACATTCTATTGTTGCATAAGGAACTGTACTTCTAAATGTATGTACGATTTCTCTGAATCTTGGGTTGAGTAGATTCTCTCCGTAACCACTTAAAGATATCTTACCTCTGAATCCATTCTCATGTAATTCCTTTCCAATGAGTTCTGCACCCTTAGGTGTCATGTGTAAGTTTCTATTTGGAAAGACTTCAGGATTTGCACGAGGACAAAACGAACATGTTCTGTTGCACAACTCTGTAGTGTTAACTTCGACTGTAAGAATAGAACTGAGTTCATTCAGTTGGTCTTGGTCTTGTCGACTCCAATGTCTCTTTTCTTGTTCTCTTCTATGTTCCAAGAAATCATATTGGTCTACTGCCTGAATAGGAATGTTTCTTTTATCCGACATGTACTTCTATGTACCTTTCAGTATCTAGTCCTGATTCTTTAACAAATTGAAATTCAACAACATCTTCGTCTTCTAAATTACACCAATCTTGTGGTAGTAAAATAAATTGTGGGTCGTCTTCTTGATTGATGAGACAAGACCTAGGGTCTCCATTCTCTTTGTAGTTGTAGAGTTGAACTTCTAATGCCTCTAATGTATTACCTATTCGTGGACAAGGATAAGAGATTGCACTAATGTAAAAGTTCTCTTTCTTTTTACTGTCCAACTTTTTAAATAGATATACGGATTGTCTGAACTGTAAACCAAGAAAGATTGTTTGGTCTTCTGGCAGATTGAACCTGAGCAGATTCTTTTCAAAGGGTCTCTCTGAATAGATTCTGCTTACTTGGTCTTTATTGAATTGTGAAACGGTATACTTTCGTTTAGAAGTATCCACCATCTCTGACATCATCATCACCATCTTTTTTCTCCTCGTCACTTCGAGTTGCTTCTGTTTCAGATGCACTGATGAAATCACCGTCTTCTTGCAATGATGCAATAAACGATTCTGTTTGTTCTTCAAACTGGTCAATCATTTCTTCTTTTGAACCACTTAGTTCGAACCCTAACTTATCACCCTCTTCTTGTACTTCTGTTTTAGAAATGTTTTCTAATTCTGACCTTGAAGGAATTGTAATCTCTTCATACTCTTCTTCTGCATCATCAATCTTTGCTTGAGCAGAGGCGAGAAGTTCTTCTTCAGTATCAAAGGTCGGAATAGTTTTCTTTTCTTCTTCTACTGGTGCAGTAATGTTTTCAGGTTCACTTACTTGTGCTTGAATGTTTGGGGCATTACCACCTGAGATTATAGGTTTAGATGTGACTTGTCCTGTAGAAACAACTGGTTCTGAATCCTCTAAACTTTCAAGTGTGTCTTCAAACTTTTCGTTGACATCTTCTAATGCTTGTTCTGGTGAAACACCATTATAAAACATTTCATCATCTACGAAGTCTGCATCTTCATCGAAGTCGTCTGCAAAACCTATTTCAACATCTTCAAAGACATCAGGTTCTACCAACAATTCATCGGCAGTTGCAACTTCGTTAACTCTTTCTACTTCGTCATAGAATGATTCTACTGTATCACCTTTTGGAACAAATTGTGTATCTGCATTTGGAGTTATGGTAACAGACTCTTCTTCAAAGTCTTTGAATGCCTTCTTGGCTTCTGCAACTTGTTGAGCAGTTTCACCAACAAATGGTTCTTCAGGTCTTGCCTGTCTTACCATGTCCCATGCTTTAGACTTTGGCCTATCAGAGGCATTCATTTCAGCAGATGCTCTTGACTCGTCTAGTAAATCTTGTATTGGTTTAGATGTGACATTGTTCTGAACATTTGATAATGCTTCGAGTTGTGCCTGAAGAATTTTGTTTTGTTCTTCAACAATTTTTAATTCCTGTTGTGCAAGTTTCTTTGCCTGTCTTTCTGCAACAACCAGTTCATCCTTTTCTGCAAGACTAGATGCAATTAAGTCCCTTTGTTTTTGAACTTCTTCTTGTTCTAGTTCTTGTATTCTTTTAGTTGCAACTTGTACTTGGGTATTGTAATCTATAATACCTGCATTGACCTGTTCTCTGATTTGAACAAGTGCGTCTAGTTCATCTAGTTTAAAGTTACCTGCTGATAACCCTTTCTGCATGATTTGATTAACTTGTTCTGCGTTAGCAGGTTTTAATCCTACAGTAAAGGTGTTAAGTCTGTTGGTGATTCGTTCTAACTCGGAGAGTTCCACTGTTTCACTTGCAAATGTTGATTGTTCGTCTGCCATAATATATCCTAAAAATCCATGGAGTGGTACTCGACTAGAAGTTTATACATCGAAGTTAAACTAAACTCCCTTTCTTTTATGTATAGTCTCTGACCACATTAATATTTATTTAAACTTGTATCTCAGGAAACGCTTCTGATGCAATTTCCTTTGTTATGTTAGGGAATGGATTCTTCTTATCCTTAACCAAGTCAATTAGTTCTGCTTCTCTATGATGCATACCTTCTAACAGTTCAATCCACATTGTCTCTCTACGAGCCTGTGGTACCTGTTCAGTCACAAAGTATTGAAACTTTTTAAACTCAAACTTTAATCCTGTTTCAGATAGTTGTGAATCAGGTGCATCATTCTTTTTGTAAGGAGTTTGTCCTTCAGGTAATGTTGAATGAATGTTCTTATCGAACAACCACCTTAACACTTTGCTTACTGCACCGTTTCTATCATTACATATTCTTAAACCGTTTACTGCAGTTGGTATATCATCTTCTGCAATGATATTCGCTTGACATAATACTTCGTATACATCTGCTCCGTTTTGAAGTCTCACTCTTTCAGTGATTAACTCCATCTTTGGTTTGTTAGGAGCACCCTTCGGTCTTCCTCTTCCTTTTTTCTTTTCTGTTGTCATAATTTAGGTCCTCACCATATTATATTGTGTAAAATCACCAATGTTGTCCATCAATTCATTCAATCTATGCTCTCTAAGATAATCAAATACTTTACCACTCGGTGGTGTAGACTCACCAAAACAGTCAAGAATATTTTCTACGACATCATCTGGTATAAATTCTAAGTCAATCAAAGTTTGATTTCTTAAATAGTTCCGATAGTATTTATCGTCCTTTTCAATGCTAATCCTGAGGTACTTATCGACTACAGGTTTTCTTAAAGGGGTTTGTCTGATACCTTCATCTAAACAATTGTCTGCTGATAGTATATTTGGTATACCGTCTGACTTATCTCCTCTGAGAATGTGTTCTTTTAGAAATGTATCTGCATCATCTGGTGCAACGAACTTGTTTAGATTAGGAGACCATTGTTTTACATAGTCATACTTCTGCAACTGTTGGAAGTCCTTATCACCTGAGACGATTAGGACTGGTTCCTTTGAATGTTTAGTTAGAACTGCAATGATATCATCAGCCTCACATCTTTCGACATACAGGTAGTGGTAGGGAAAGTTATCTCTTATCTCGTCTTTAACTTTCTGCAGTGTGTCGAAGATAAGTTTCCAATCCATATCAGATGCATCTCTTGTCTTCTTACGGTTTGCTTTGTATTGTGGAAAGTATTCTCGTCTCCAAGGATTACTTGCATCAGTACATAGAACTATTTGTCCATACTGAGACGAGTATCGTTTACTGTAATTTCTTACAGAGTTTAGAATCATGTGTCTTAACATATCTTCGTTAATCTCACCATCATTCATTTTGAGTTGTGCCATCAGACCTGCTATTATGGTCTGAGTAAAATCTATTAGTATCATTTAATCACTTTTATTAATAATGTATTCTTAGTAATTCTATTGTTTCCTTCTTTCTCTTTAGAACGAGGTATCTCGTCCATGAAACCTTTAGCAATAATATTACCACCTGATACCAGTCTATCAAGTAAAGTCAAATCTGTCAAGGTCTTTTCTATACATTCGTCTGCATCTATTATCTTACTACCATTCACTCTAAGACCACCATAGGATTTAAACATGGTAAGTTTCTTTGTGGATGTGTTGTATCCAAACAACAACGATGCACGAATGATATCCTCTGGATTTATGGATTTATATTTCTTCCACTCTGAAAGATAAGGAAGTTTCTTTACTAACTGTGCTGGGGTTTTAGGTTTAGGTGGTTTACGAACTGGTGTATACTCTGCAATATACTTTTCAATATCGGTTTCAAACTCTTTAAGTTTCTTTATAATCTTTGTCTTCTGACCTTTAGTAAGGAAGTTATATGCCTCATCTAATTGAGGACAACCTTCTTTGTTGGTCATCTCGTATTGCATTTCTTCTGTAAACCCTTTCATGTATGCAACAACTTTACCAGAGTAATCTAATTGTTTGAGATACTTGTACATAGAGAAAGGTATGGACTTCTTATCCATAAGAGTATCGATTTGTGCTTCGACTTCGTCTAAGGCACCAATGGCCTTATTCTTCATTCTCTCTTGTATACTAACCGTTTGCGTGTTCATCGTTTCTATTTGTTAACATAAATTTACGAGCAGGATTTATCATCAAGTTTGCTCTCTTCATAAAGTCTCTGTTAGCAAGAAAAGGTATTTGATTCCTTTTATCTAACGAAACTTCTATTTCATAAATTGTATTTAGAAAATTTATTTCCAATAGAACGACTGGCCTTTTTTCGGCAGGTTTTAACAACTCTACATATCGATGTAGAGGTTCTTTGTATTTTACTCCTTCGGTAGTCCATGAGACTACTTTATTTTTCACGGTTAAATCATCCGCGTGCAAGGCACATGTCGTTGTATTATTACCAGTATCCATCTTAACAGTTAGTTCCTGTCCTTCAACTTCTAATGTTTCTAATACACCACATTCTGTTGCACTTCGTTTCCATGAATCTCTGTCGAGGAGATTATCTAAAACAATTTTATTAATATCACCATCAATTACTTTGTTGATACCTTCGGTACCAGGTGAATGGTTAACTTCGATAATGAATGGTGAGTCTTTATCTCTGTTCTTTGCTGGCATAAAGTCTACACCAACCCATTGTCCGTTCACCGCTTTGGCTGCCTGTAAGACTGCCTCTTGTTCAACTTCAGTAAGTTTAATCTCTTCAGGTTCAGAACCTTGTGAAACATTACTTCTAAAGTCGTCAAGTATCTTAGGTCGTTTCATCGCACCTATGATTTCTTTGTTCACAACAATACATCTAACATCGTAATCAACTTCAATGTATTCTTGTAATAGTATATCTGCATAAGGGTCAATCTTATAAACCAACTGAACGGTTGATTGTAATGACCTTTCTGTTTCAATCAATAGAACACCAACACCTTTACTTCCTTGTAGTGTCTTTAACACCATAGGGAACTTAGACTTCAATGCCTCATGGGCAGTCTCTATTGATTCTTTATCTGCATTTGGTATCAGTACGGTCTTAGGTTGATTCATACCAATCTCTTGCAGTCTAAGATAACATCTAAACTTATCTGCACATACTTCAATTGTTTCTCTGAAGTTGCAAACAGGAATACCATATCTTTCTAATTGAGATACTAAATCCAGATATGAATCTTTTTTACCAACTGCACCACGAATGATTACAACTGTATCTTCATCGATTTCAAATCCAAATGAATCATCTTCTTTGTGTATAGTTATGGTACCTTTATCTTCATCACGCATGATGAATGCACCATTGACACGACAATCATATACTTCGTGTCCTAGTTTCTCTGCAAGTTTAACTAACTTTGCACTCGTCGCTTTAGGGTTTGACTTCTTCGGTTTTTCTGCGAGTACAACCAGACGATAAGGATTTTTAGCATCCTTATTCTCCGTTATTGTTTGCAACTCATTAAAACTTTTAATCATCAATTCTACTTTCCTTTTCTTTATGTAATTCTACAAAATATTCTGCATCTACTACAGCAAGTGGTTTCTTACCATTCTTTTTAATTACTACAAGAGGTTCATAACTTTTGCAATTAGACTCTGCTTGTTCCATTGCTGACCAGATATTAACTTTCTCCTGATTCTTACATTCTACACTATAAGGGAAGATTTGTCTAGTCTGTTTTCCCATGATGATATCTTCACCACTAGAACCCATAGGTCTTGATTCTAAATCTTCTTCGTCTGCATTTAGATGTTCGACTAACATCTTTGCAACCCATTGTTGTAATCTTCTACCTTTAGCTTTGGCTGACGAGGTCTTCATTAAATTGTATACTCACTCCACATCCACAAGAAGATACTTCTTTTGGATTTATAATTTTAAAATATTCATTAAGACCGTCTTTAACCCAATCTAAAGTTGAACCACTCAAATAAGGTACAGACATCTCATCTAACACTACATTAAATTTACCATAGTCAACAAGTTTATCAGACATGTTAATATAATCTGATGCGTCTTCAATATAATATTCGTAACCTGCACACCCACCACCTTTAACTCCGAGTCGGATAAAACCGACCTTCTTCTTAATGAGTTGTTGTATTGCTGTATCAGTTACCTCTATCATACCACCTATTTATTCGTTTGAGTTCTTTTCTTCGAATAAACTTATTTTCTTAGGTTTAATCATTGTGTAAGGTATATGAATGTCTTGGTCTTCAGGCACATACAAATAATTAATCTGACTGTTCTGACATGTTGTGATTGCATCTTCGATTGTCTCGACCAATGCCTCACCACCTAGATTGAATGATGTATTAAATATCATTGGACAACCTGTGATGTTATAGAATGCTTCTATGAGTTCGTAATAGTTTTTGTTCTGTTCTTTTGTGACTGTTTGTATTCTACAAGTACCGTCTGCATGAACTAAACTAGGAACATCTCTGTATGCTTTCTCTCTTGCTTGTATCGCAAAGGACATCCAAGGTGATTCTTTTAATTGTTTCATGTCGAAGTAATCGTTTGCATGTTCTAACATAACTGAACCTGCAAATGGTCTATAGTCTTCTCTTTGTTTAACTGTATTCACAATTTGTTTTGCCATAGGATTTCTAGGGTCAAATAATATACTACGATTACCTAATGCACGAGGACCCCATTCGGATTCTCCTTGAAAGATTGCAACGATTTGTGCTCTGTCAATCAGTAAGTCAACGACTGTATCTAAGTCTCTTATAATTTTAGTCTTTATCATTTTGTTCTCCTGGAGGATTTGCAACCAGTGTTCGTTCAAACCAGAGGGCTGCACCTGCAGCGGTACCTCCGTCATGTGGCATAGGGTCTACAAAGAACTGGTGTTCTGGAAAGGCATCGAGATACTTATAGTTGTTCGTGCAATTGAGAGAGTATCCACCACTGAGAACAATGTTCTTACAATCTGGATTCGCATCGACTGCCATCTGAATTGTTTTAATTGATTCTGCTAGTGTTTTCTCTTCGAGTTCTTGTGCAACTGAGAAGTTATTAAATACACCTGTCTCACTAATTGATTTGGCGTATGAGGCAAGACCCATAACTTTACCTGCACCTGTACCGATTTCGTCACAACCTAATGCAACTGACATCTGACTGAAGTTCATACCACTTGAAGGTGCTGATGTGAATTCTAATTCGACACCATCTTTGTTTACGACTAGGGGTTCCATACAATGAAATGCATCGAACGCCATGTTAGGGAACTGCCAACCTATATCGGACACCATACGATGATTAGATAATTTCTGGTACTGGAGTTCTGGTTCCATACCAGGTTTGCATAAGTAGACTGAATCAGTCTCTTGATAAGAAGGATACTCATCGTGATACCTCATGGCACCACCACCATCCCAAACGATTGCGATTGCATCTTCGTTGTTCTTATAGTAAGGACTTAAATGATACCCACACTCTGCATGATAGAAGTGATGTTCAGGTTCACAATGATAGTTTTCTAAATTCCAATGATAACCTGCTAACATATCTGCAATCTCAAAGTCTCTATCACCTAGGTCATCTGATAGGTCGACATACTTGCCGTATGTCTCCATTAAAAATTCTATTCGTTCTCTTGTCAACTGTTCTGCACTGACATCTTTTGCAAACTGTTCTGCGAGAAGTCTATCTTCAATCAGTTGTGGGTCATCGATTGACCATATGAGATTTGCCCTATGGAAGGTTGCAAAGATTAAATGGTCTGGTTCTTGTATGTTCGACTGGTCAATACACTGAAGGCCTTTGTCGTGTTGAGCATCCAGTTTATCGGGGTCCCAAAATTTATGTCTACGAAATCTTGCCTCGTCATGACAATACTTTAGTTCTCCGTTTTCAACTTCTGCTACCGATGTGTCGTGTGAAATATTTATTCCAATGATTCTCATAATATAATCCTGTGTGTGTTATTACTTATTGTTATTATTACTATAATTCTTTTCTATCTGGTCTAATGTCACCAATTTATCATCAATGAATAATTCAACTGTTCGTTGACTACCTGATTTTTCTCCTGCAAAGAAGCCCCAAAGAAAGGAACCACCTGCACATACAGATATAAAAATAAAATGTATAATATATAAATCCATATAACTATTTAGACATGTTCTCAATGTAGTTAATATTCAGACACACTCGTCTATAGGCATCATCTGTATTTGAAGTAGAGGCATGAGGTATATGACCATTAAATATAACCATACGATTGGCAACTGACCTTACTTTCTCATCTTTAAACAATGTATCACCATCGTTATCATTTAAATAAAGTATTGCAGTTGTGTAATCATTCTTCGTATTAGGTAAATCGGTATGAAACTCATGTTCGACTCGTGACTCTGTTCTAGGTACAAGATTTAATTTCATTCTTAATAGTGAAAAGACATTGAGTTGTTTCAGTATAGGTTCAAAGTGTTCAAACATCCGAGACTTGACCTGACCTTCACTATACAAACTATGAGTATACTGAGACGAAGGTGAATCATGGTAGGTGTTAATACCCTCATGGAAATACCAAGGGAAGTCCTCAGCAAAGACATCATTGACTAGGTCATTAAAATATTGTTTGTTCAGAAAATCATTTACGATTTGCATACACACTCTTTAGTTTATCAACACACCAGTATACACCGTCTACGATACCGTCCCACACTACGAAGCGTTTCGACCATACATAGACTACGATTCCGACCCATACTAACACCGAACCGAAATATTTAATTGTCCATATAAGGACATTAAAGGGCATAAAAAATAAAAACTCTAACATATATTATAGTACCTCAAATAAATTACGAAGTAGAAGAGCAACCCCTACACCATTTAATAACACAAGGGCTCTATCTTTCCATAGTAGACCTACGACTAACCATCCTGTGACACCTACTGTAGACAATATCAAATCATATAACTGATACTCTGGTATACCTCTCATAGACATAGACACCATAATGAATATAGATGCAATCCATTTAACATACCATGAGTAGTCATACTTAGGAGTAGCCGACTTAAATATTCGTTTACTATTCTCTAACTCTTTTCTATCATACTTATCCAAGATACCCTCCGTCTAACAACACAGCCATTATAACAACGGCACTCAAAACATACAAGGTGTATTTAATTAAAAACCATATACATTTACCTATGAGAATGAATATATTATCTAACACTGAACCACCTACGAATAGTATAGACTCTCGTATATGCAACGAAGGTCATTAATGCAGTAATCAGTGTACCTATGTGAAAAGTATTTGTCATGTCCCACACATCTATGCATATAAACAATAGAAATAAATTCAATGGATAATTAATTAACAGACCAGTACCAACAGTGGTAGCAGTCTCTTTGTGTAATTGTCTTGATGCTTTACTCATATAAAATCTCTGGTGGTAAAAAAGTTTACCGGAAAAAAATTCTTCATTCACGCTTAGATAGGTGCTTTACTCTCTACCACCACGATATACGGTCCCTTAATCACTGTTTGCTCAGATATACCTCTAAGACTTCACAGGAGACTCTCTCCTTAATTCAATGACATGACCCTTTGTCTCGTATTGTCTTGCAAGTTTCAACCCTTCCTTTAAAGGTAGAGGTTCCACTGTACGACAAGTCAATGGTTCTGTTCTATTCTTAGGCATACTGTATAAACTTACAGTAGTCCACTCGTACTTTGAACCATCCATTATAACATATTCCTCATGCTTTGGCAACGCCTTCGGAGATGCAGTAACCATACGGCTCTCCGACTATATAATTGGAGCGGAGACATAGACTTGAACTATGAACTCAAACATGGAATGATTGCGTGTTGCATTACACCATCTCCGCTGAATAGGTGAGTATCTCTCTCATGTACTCTTGGCATTCTCAGTATACCTCTCTAGTGACTTACCTCTCTGCAATCCACGAACACATTCACTAGTTGATTTCGCTTCTTATACATCTATTATACACCTATTGAGCGTATAATACAAGTGGTTTTTTAATGAAATACTGATTTATTTCCGTTAACCACTAAGTAATCTATCTGAATCTGACCTCGAATTTCGATATCAGTACGCAATTTAACATTCTCACACATGACATTCCAATCATGGTTACCACCTGCATGTATCAACTGCATCTCTCTTGCACTCAAAGGTATCTCTACCGCTTGTGAAGTTGCAAGGTGGACACCAATCAAACCATTCTCTATCATGATATTAAACCTATGATGAGTGGTACTATGAACAAGGATAACCCTTGAAGGAAGTCAGTATCTAATAATCCGTTTTTCTTTATTGCTTTTATCATGGTACTAGTATATCAAAAAGTGAACAGCATTGTCAACGCCATGTATATCACTAGAATGGACTAGACAATAGGGGGTATGGTACAGGTGTTTTAAGCAAATGGCAACGCCTTCGGAGACCTATCAACCACAGGGGTTAGGAGGGTGTCTCTCATGCTCTCTGAGACATCAATCAGCGTCTCTGAGATGCAGTGGGAGTAGGGGTTCCCGAGTGCTTTGACCCCATGCGTAAAATGTGTTTTGTATCTCTTAACACGCTCAGTGAAACCAGTAAACTCCACCGTAGGCGAAACCATGATATATTTGATTATTTTCTCACACTTTGACACACTTCTGCACACATTATATTCGATTACAGAATGGACTCTGAGAAATTATATTCCAACATGCATTCCTACTGCATTTCTTTG